AGCCCAGCGACGGGCGAGGCAGGAGGCGGAGGAAAGGGCGGCCCGCCTGGAGCGGGAGTTGGCCGAGGCGCGCGGTTTCCAACAGGGAATGCAGGCGCGACAGGTCGACCCCCAGGCGCAAGCGAGGGCAGAGCAGGAGTTCTATGCGTCGTTGGAGTTGATGCCTCCGGCGCAGGCGTATCAGGCAATCGTCGCGCGGGAGCGGCAGAACGTAGGAACGGCGCTACAGCAGATCGAGTTCAGATCGAACGACAGGGCGGACAAACAGGCGTATGACATCGCGGCGCGTACATCCAGGGTTCACCAGCAATACCGCTCCCAGGTCGAGCAGACCTTGGCGACCGAGCGCGCGGCTGGCCGCAACCCGGATCGCGAAGTCATCCTCAAATTTCTCGTGGGCAACGACGTGTTGGAGCGTTCTGCGCGGGCGGCGGCGGCACAGCGTAACGGGGCCGCGGCGCGCATTGCTCAGCAACGGACGCAGCCGACCGGGGCTCGCAGCAACGTGTCTCCGGGAGGGCGCAGGCCCGCGCCCGGCAGCCGGGAGGCCGATGAGGCGGCGCTGGCCGATGCTGCGGCCCGAGGACTCAATCTCTGGGATTTGTAGCGGGAGGCCACCGCGCCCCCGCATAAGGGAGGCGTGAGGCATGGCCCAAGGTTCGACCCCAAATCAAAGCAATCAGTATGCCGGCATTACGACCCGTTTCATCGCCCGAGAGGCGATGGAGCAGACCCAGCGGTATCTCGTCCTCTATCAGTTCTCCGACAAGAAGACGATCCCGCACGGTCGTGGCGTCCAGTGGGAGGCGTTTCGCTGGAACTACATGAACCTGCCACGGTTCCCGACCGCGGAGGGCGTGCCGCCCAATCCCAACAGCCTCGATTTTACGCAAGTCACCGGCACCGCCGTTCAGTGGGCGGGGCGCTGGGTCGGCACCGATGTTGCTACGATCACGACCGAACAGGATCTGATGCGCGCGGCCGGGAAACAGCTCGGGATGCAGCTCGCGCAGTTGAAGGAGCGCAACGGCTTCGTCAACATGAATGCCGGAACGCAGGTCAACTACGCGAATGCGGTAGGTGCCCGCGGCAGCCTCGCGGCAACCGACATCCTCAACCCGACTGATGTCAACCGGACCTACGCCAACCTCTCGAACCTCGGCGCGCAGAAATGGAATGGGCAGACCGGCGAGACCGTCGAACGCTCGATCGACTACACCGCGCGCAATTCCGAGAAGACAATCAAGGGCGTCGAGCACTATGTTGCCGTCGCCTCGATCTTCCCGCTCGAGGATCTGCGCAACAACCCGACCGTCGTCAACGCCTGGAGCCGGTCGGATGTCGACCGCCTCTACATCAACCAGATGGGCTATTGGGGCGGGATCACGTTCTGCGAAACCAACATGGCCCCGAATTGGCTCGGCACTGACGCCCCGACCGGGGTGAATGCGGTGGGGAGCCTGACCACCGGCACCTATACCATCGTCGTCACCGGCTGGGACGATTCCAAATTCTACGAGAGCCGGATTTCGCAACTTTCCGCCGATATCTCGGTCACGACCGGCGGCATCCAGGTCACGGTGCCCTCGACCACAGGCTTTACCTACGCGGTCTATGTCGGCGTCGGTTCGGGCGCGTTGCCTTCACAACTGGGCCTCACCACGTCCGGCCCAACCACGGGGTCGTTCGCGGGGCAGGCGATCGAGATCCCGCCCGGGACCGTCGTGACGATCACCGGCCTCGGCGCCCAGATGATCCCGCCGGCCGCGCCGACCAGCGGCGTCACCGTCTACCCCGTCTACATCTTCGGGCGCGAGGCATTCGCCTGCCTCAAGCTGGAAGGCGTCCAGTGGCTGCGCCCGAGCGGGGCCGATAAGGCGGATCAGCTCGATCAGCTCCGCGTGATCGGGTACAAATTCATGGAGGGGTGGACGATCCTCGACCAGCGCAAGATGGCCCGGATCGAGTGCTCGGCCAGCAACACCGGCACGTTCGGCTAAGGAGGCCGTCACATGAGCCAAGTCAGAATCGAAGTCGAGGTTCGCATCATGCAGGTCGGGGCCGGCACCGGCACCGTCCTCATGGGCCAGCCGCAGGCCAACAACCCCGGCGTCGGCCCGCTGCCGCAGGGCAACGGCTCGCTCGGCAATGGGCAGATGCTGTTCATGAACGATGCAACGATGGTGCCGGGCACGGCGGGTGCGATCACCGAGGCGAACCTCTTGACGGCGCTGCAGACCATCGCCAGCGATTTCGCGGCGGCGACCGGCACGCCGCTCATCACGGCGGACATCCTCGCCCAGATCAACGCCTGGCAGACCGGGAGCCCGTAAATGGCTCTGCAAACACTCGGCACCAACGCCAACAACAGCCTTTCTGCGCTGGTGTGGAACGGTATGGCGACGCCTACGGCTGATGTCGCGGCGATCAACGCGCTCATCAAAAATGATGTGAATCCCCGGCATCCGGTTGCGCAGATCGGCGGCAGCGGCGCCTTCGTCAAGGAAGGGCTCCTCTATGTGCCGAACCGGGGAAGTGACCCGCTTGTGCTCCGGCCGGGCGATGCGGTTGCGGTGGATTCGGTCTCAGGGCAGGTCATTCTCGTGACCGCTTATGGTCTTTCGGCCGGACCCTGGCATTTGGTGTAAGGAGCATTTATGGCGTGGACAGAAGAAATGCGCGCCAAGTCCCGTGCGACTTGGGAGCGTAAGAAGCGCGAGGCCGCCGAGGCGAAGGCTGCGGCCGCTGCCGCTCCTGAACCGGAGCCGGCGCTCATGCCGGCCGTGCCGCGCGAGGGCGAGGCGCCGGAGCCGATCATCGAGGCGGACGACGGGATTGGGATTTCCGAGCCGCCGGCGGCTGGCCTTCCCGATCCGTTCGAGGCGTTCCTCGCGGCGCAGGATGCTGAGACACGGACGGTGCTGACGGACGCCGAGCTGCGCATCATCTACGAGGTCGAGACCAAGCGCGCCGCCGAAGCGAAGCACGCTGCGGCGAAGAAGGCCGCGGCGCAGCGGGCGCAGCGCCATGCACAGGCCGTGGCCGGGCTCATCCCTGCCGAGCAGCTTGCTGCGGCAGCCCAGCGAGAGCGGCTTAACCGCAAGGTCTCATGGGTCGTCAACATGCCCGAGGCCGGTAATTCGGGGATGTTGATCGACGAGGGCGTGCGCATCGACGGACGCCTCCTCTATCACGGCCAGAAGGTCACTGGCACACTGGCTGAGTACGAGAGCTACCGCTCTATCGAGTGGCTGGCCCATCAGAACGAACTCGACTTCCAGGGGCGCGGGCGGTTGTCGCGGCTGCGCCAGACGGCGACTGGCTTCATCAACAACAGGACATCGGCATGAGCGGCGAGGACAAGACGGTGGTGCAGCCGGTCGAGATACCGGGGATGCAGATCAAGTTCGAGAGCCCGTTAGGCCCGCACGGCAAGACATTGAGCGTCATCACTGTTGCTGGGACCGATGAGGATCTGGGCTCGTTGAATCAGCGTCTCGATATCATCGCCGCCGCCGCACGTCGACAGGATGCATTCGAGCAGCTTCGCATGGATCAGAATGCTCTTATTGCCAACCGCAAGTTGCTGCCTACGGTAAGGGCCAAGCGGGACAAGTTGCTTGAGGATCGGAAGAAGTTGTTGGCAACGATGGAATCGAAACTCCATTTCGTTGCTCCCGGGCAACGCCGACCGCAGCAGACCCAAGCGTCCCCCCAGGACATCAGTATGCTGGCGACTTTCGAGCGGGACATCGATAAGGAAGACAAGCTCGTCTTCGAGGTTGAGGCAGCGATCATCGGATGCGAGGAGCGCATCCCGTTCTGGAAGAAGCTGCTGCGCGGCGAGGAGCCGCTCGACCTCGATGACGATGAGCCATCGAAGATGGCGGCGGAATGATCCGTGCTCACCGCGGCGGCCATCATCGATCGGGCCAACCAGATTGCCAAGGGCCGCGGCATGGCCCCGCAGGGTCTCGATGGGCTCAACGCGATCCTGTCCGATCTCTGCGAGGTGCATGACCTTGCGCTTGCCCGCGGTCAGTTCAATTTCAACTTCAACCCGACGCTGACCTCGCTGTTCGGCAGCGGTCCCTACTCCCTGCCGCTCGACTATCTCAGAACCTCGGGCTCGTCCGGGGCTCGCGGCGTCACGCGCTCGGCTTGGTATCTCTACCCGGCCCCGACTCTGCCGGCGGCGCAGCCGATCTTTATGACGCCGATCGATCTCGCCGAATTTGACCTCTATGCCAAGCTGCCGAGCCAATCGACGCCGAATCTCTGGTGTACCGATATGGCGGTCCAGAAGATCATCATCTCGACATCGGCAAACCTGACGGCGGGAAGCACGGCGGGAACGGTTGTTTTGGCGACGGGCATCCTCAGCGGCATGTCGATCTCGGGCGAGGGCATAGTGCCGGGGACGACGATCACGATCGCGGGCCTCAACATCACGCTCTCCCAGGCGGCGACGATCACTAACCCGGATTCCAGCGTTTTCTTCGGATACCCGCCGCTCGCCTACGTCTATCCGGCGCCGCTCGGCCCCTACCCGGTGACGGTGCGCTATCAGCGCAAGATGCCGCCGATCATCGACGACGGGGTGATCCCGTGGTTTCCGAACGAGGGATTCCTGATCGAGAAGCTGGCCTCGTTTCAGATGCCGATCACTGGCGACAGCCGCAAAGACACGATGGAGGCGAGCGCCGACAAGAAGCTCGGCAGGTACCTCGGGCTTTCGGACGACAAGACCAACCGCAGCCAGGCGGTGCAACTCGATGGCCGGAATTACGGCCGCGGCGGCGGCGGCGGGCGTGGGCTCAGGGACACGAAGACGATGGGGTGGGGGTGCTGATCTGTGCCCTCATCGATCCCGAACAGCGCACCGATCAAGTGGGTCTTCAAGGGGCTGACCGACGCGGCTGACGGGACCAACTCGTTCCCGGGCGCGATGTCGGATCTGATAAACCTGATCCCTGACCCCTCGACCGCCGGGGTCTATGTGCCGCGGCCCGCCGCCAAGATCAAGACCGATTTCACCGGATCGAATGCACCGACCGGCGCTGGCGTCCTCTCGGCGATGCTAACGGTCGGCGACCTCGAATACGGCATGGTGGCTTCGACCCTCAACCCTGGCAAGGACGAGCCGTTCTGCTACGACCTGGTGAACGACGTGTTTCTGCCGGTCTCGGGCATCACCAACGCCAATACGCCCACATCGCCCGCAGCCTCGGGCGATTGGGTGCCGCCGATCATGGCGCAGGTCGCCAGCCGCATCATCGTCTGCCACCCGGGCTTCCCCGGCGGGGCGATCAAGTTCGGCTGGTTCGATGTCTCCGGTTTCACCGAAACGACGTTCGGCAACACGCACAGCAACACGCTGATCGACGGCAACCCCTCGATCCTCGGCGTACAGTCGGGGATGGCGATTACCGGCAGCGGCATCCCGGCCAACACCAGCGTCATCGCGACCGCCGCCGTTGTTGTTGTCCTGCACGGCACCCTTAGCGGCAACAGTTTCGTCCCCCTGGCCTCGGCCGCCGGAATAGCGGTCGGGCAGGAGGTGGCGGGATTCGGAGTTCCGACCGGAACGACCGTGACCAGCGTCGTCGAGACGCCGTTCACGACGACCGGAGACACGCACTCGAACAATGTGCTCGACGATCTCGATCCGGCAAACGGTGTCCCACACATCGGCGACCTGATTACGGGCGCGGGTATCCCGGCCAACACAACGATCCTGAGCATCGTCGACATCAATTTCGGGGCGGTTGGCGCGACCGACACGACGACGACTATCATCGTTTCCGAGGCGTCCGGCACGATCGCCGCCGGGCAGTTCGTTACCGGAGGGGCCTTCATCGCCGCCGGCACGAAGGTTGTCACGGCGACGCCGTTCAGCCTTTTCACCTTTGGCGACATCACCGTTGGCTTGCAGACCATCACAAACCTCGCCTCGACCGCCGGCGTCGCGGTCGGGATGGCCGTCAATTATCTGGGCATCCCGGGAGTTGGGATCGTCCTCTCGGTCGACAGTCCGACGCAGGTGACGATCAACCAAGGAGCCCCGGGCAGCGCCACGGGAATCCAGGTTTCGTTTTCGGCCGTGACCGTGGTCGTCAACAACGCGACGACGGGCACGGTCGCGGCCGATCAGCTGTTCTTTCGCAGCATCGCCATAACTATGAGCAACGACGCCACGGCGACGGCGACAGGCGTTGCCATCACCTTCGACACAGTTTCGTTGATAACGCTTTCGGCGGCATCGCAGGTCGCTCCTGCGACGGTCGACCTCACCTTTACTGGGGCGACGATCACGCTCTCGCAGAATGCGTCCGCAACCGCTAACGGCGTCAGCCTGACGATTGCCGGCGGCACACGGGCCGCGCCGCAATGGGGGGCCGGGGATTGCGACCGCAACCCGCTGCCGTCCGTGCCGCTCGCCGTTGCTGAGATGAACGGGCGCGCATGGTTCGCCGATGGCCTTGATGGCATCCCGTTTTCGGACAGCGGGTTTCCGTGCCGGCGCTCGAACCAGCCGAATGTGCAGGCGCTGACGACCAACGATGGGGTGTCGGTCACGATGATCGCCCCAATCGAACTGACATCCCCCCTCGTTGGCGGCATTGTGGAGGGCCTCATCGCCTTTCAGGGCGAGGCGCAGATGCGCCAGATCACCGGAGATCCCTCGACCAACAACCTTGCGATGAACCTCCTGCCGGTCGCTACCGGCACGCTGGCCCCGCTCTCGGTTATTCCGTGCAGCCTTGGAACTGCCTTCATCTCGCCGCAGGGGTTGCGCTTTGTGCGCCCGGACGGCTCGGTGACGGATCCTATCGGGGTGGACGGTCAGGGCGTGACGCACCCTTTCCAATACGCCAAGTTCCCCTCTCGCATCTGCGCCGAGGCCAATGTCGCGGTCCTGCGGATCACCGTGCAGCACGGGTCCGATCCGGGCGAGCCGTTTCAGGAGTTCTGGTTCGATCTATCGAGGAAAACGTGGTCGGGGCCGCACAGCTTCCCGGCCCGACTCATCCAGCATTGGCGCTCGACCTTCGTCATGGCCCCGCTCGCCGTCAATGCGAGCATGTGGCGCAGCAATAGCGTCGGGCCGCATTACAACGGCGGCTCGCCCTCGGATTTTGTCGAGAATGGGCAGCAACTGTCGTGGATCGCGGAGACCGTGCTGCTACCCGACAACGAGGCGTTGTCGATGAATGCGGTCGTCGAGTCCAACCTGATGTGCGCGGCGGCGATAACCAATCCGATCCAGGTGACGGCCTTCAGCGAGCGGCGCGCGATCATCAACATGCCGCTGCCGCTCACGCCGGCCGCCAGCAACACGAATTTGACGCAGCGGCTGATCGCGTGGACTCGGCCCCTCATCTTCAAGCAGATGTCGGTGAGAATGACCGGACTCTCGGGTTCCGACGTGCGCCTCGGCAATCTCTACATGCGCTATCAGATTTTGGGCTATAACCTCGATGAGGGGGATGACTTCTTCCTCCTGTCGTCGCGGGTGCCGTTTCCGATCCTCCTGGCGGACGACGGTACGTCGCTGCTCCCGGGGTGAGGCATGGCTGATTCAACCAATTTTCGTCAAGAGCGTATCGAAAAGCTGCTTCACGAATTGCGCTATGAGGTTGAGCGCGGGATGATGGAAAAGGA